GGCAATAATGAGTATAAGCGCTGCGCCATAACACATTCCAACGACCATGAGGTTACAGTAAATTGCAGGAAGTGACGTTGCTATTATTACTAGACTCATAGCCATTATCAGATAATTGCTTTCATTATTCATATCTATAAACTCACTGTGAACCCGACACAGTCTTTACAACAGATAGGGTGGAGAAATGTAATGACAGATAAAGTAGTTTTAAATGGACCATTGGAATTAAAAAATAACTCTGAAGCTCGTGTTGCTTATGAATTGATGGTATTAATCGCCAATAAGGAAGTTGGTTTTACTATGGCTCAAAATAAAAATGTAGCCGACGAACAGAAGTCTAGAGATTACTGGTTAAAACTTTATTCACAATGCCATAGCGTTGCTAGAGGAAATGAGCACGTTCCTCAGGAAAACTAGAATACTTTTTCTGAAATAGTTTTGATAGTGCTAACTATTTCATCAGGATCTGTGCAACCTTGTTGAATTAAAGCCAGGATAAGCTGGAATACTTGTTCTTGATTCATAATAAACTCCATCTAACCCACCCCGTGTGGGTTTTCTTTTGTCTATTAAAGCACAAAAATTAGGTATTTCTAATTTTATTAGGAATACCTATTGACTTAATAATTAGGTTTACCTAATATCTATCTCACAGACAACAAAAAAAGCACACCGCTCCTCCCCAGGTCCGATGTGCTTTTGCAAAACTGCGAGATCAATTATGAACGTAAAAGCTACCCCTTTCAACTCCTTTGCATTTGTCAGCATGGCTGCTCTTGCAATCTCAGGTGGTTCTTTAGTTGCTTGTCAGCTACAACCAGCTTTCCAAACAAAAGAAGCTCCTACTCTATTTACTCCAAAAACGCAGCCAAGTACTTACGGTGTGTTAACCGCGAAAATCACAGGTAAACATTCTGGCGTTGCTGTAATTAAATTAGATAGCTTCCGTTTAAACGTTAGCTTTGATTTTGAAGCTCATCCAGACAGTTACGGCGTTCCGGGTTCTGAATTCACTGCTGTTGATATTACTCAACTCACTGTAAATGAAATCACTGATATTAACGGTAAGTCATATAACGATTTCACCGAATTTGAAGACATCCGCAACATCAATGACCTTCTAAAAGGCTTCATCGAACGTAACAAGTTGGTGGAGGCTTAAAGATGACTAATTTCAAAAAACACCCTGACGGCTACATGTCATTTTTAGGCCGTGATGATAAGGGCCTCTACTCTGTCCGTATCGGCTGGCAAGTGTACGCATCTAATGCTAATGGCTCAGTTCTTTACAAAGTTAAAGACGGATTTAAGACGCCTTTAAATGTGTTCAGGTTCCAAACTGACTATCCAAAAGTTTGGAATGAACTCACACAAGAAATCGATTTTCAGCGCAGAAAGCAGCTCGCTATAAAACTGCGTGAAACAAATATCCCTTTCCGTGACCGCAAGGCTTACAAGCAAAAACGCGGTTTTACAGGCTCAAGATGAGGATAAGAAAAATGGCGTTACCGATTATTACTGCTGACCAAACTTTATTGGTTCAAGCAATTATTGTGTACCTATACGCTGATCCGGGTTTAGGTAAATCATCGATGGGCTTTACTGCGGAAAAAGCAATTTCTTTTGACTTTGACCGTGGTGCTCACCGTACTGGTGAATTACGTCGTGGTGCGGTTGTACAGGTTCAACAATGGAGTGATGTTGCAAACCTTACGCCGCAGGACTTAGCACCATATAAAACCGTAGTCATTGATACCGTGGGTGCAATGCTTGAATGCATTAAAACCCATCTATTGCTAACTGCTAATAACCGTCAAAAAGATGGCTCTTTAAAGTTAAAGGCTCAAGGTTTAGCGAACCAAACGTTCAAGCAATACATCAATACTTTGATCAGTTTAGGTAAAGATGTTGTTTTCATTGCACACGCATCAGAAGATCAAAACGGTGATCAAATTATTTACCGACCAGATCTAGGTGGTAAAAACCGTAACGAGCTTTACCGTATCGCAGATGTTATGGGATATCTAACAACTGTTACTACAGGTGAAGGTAAAAATGCCCGCGTTATTAATTTTAAACCCTCGCCTACACATCATGCGAAAAACTCAGGTGCTTTAGGCGGTGAAACCGGTGAAGTATGGGTACCTGATCTTAAAGCACACCCTACTTTCTTGGCTGACCTGATTACTCAAGCTAAAGATCACATTAACACCTTAACGCCTGCACAACTTGCAGCAGCTAAAGCCCAAGAAGAGCTAGAAAACTGGAAACAAAGCTGTGAGGAAGCAGAGCATGCAGGTGACCTTAATCAATTAACTGAGTCGCTTGATAAAGAACACATGTATTACCAGAACATGCGCCAAGCAATGTTAATGAGAGCTAAAGCATTGAATTGCACGTTTGATAAGCAACGTGGCACTTGGATTAGTCCACCTGAATTTAACGGTATCTCAGATCAACAAAGAGATGAACTTCAAAACTTTATTGCTGAACGTGGCCTCGATGTAAAAACAGTTTGTGAGCACTTCGGCATAGATGCCCTGATCCAAATTGAAGCGGCAAAACTTAAGGCAGTTAAACAAGAAATTGAAACCTTAGCTAAAAAGGGGATGACAGCATGAAAAATATTTTAACTGCTCAAGAAGCATTTGCAGCACTTCAAAAAGGTAAAACTGTTCTATGTCGTCCTATTGGAGACATGTTGGACTTTTCTGACTTAGATCAATTCCCCGCTTCTGTTTTTGGTAAACCGGGTTTTGAATTCTGCATCAAAATCGAAACTATTGAGCTGGCTGGCATTACATTCACAAAGCCATTAACTATTGATGAATATGAGGAAGGACAGGATGTTTTTGTAATTACTACATATTCGCCTTCTATTTACGTCGTGAATTTTAGAACCACCGCATTAATTGAATCTATTAATAGCGGCTTTGTTCAACGTGATGCAGAAAACGCCAAGCTTCAATTAAAAGCACTATCTAAAGCGTTAGGTTTTGAAGTTAGTGACGATTTTAGTGTTATTCGCCTAGGTGACGAACCAAAGAAACAGCGTGCTAAGAAATCAAAAGGTGCACAGACAGTAGTTGTAGAAAAGACTTCTGAAATTGTTGATGAAGTTAAACAACCTACAATTGTTATTACTGAGCAAACAAATGTCACCACATCTGAGGATCTGTTAGTTCCAGAAACTAACGAGCCTAAAGTAGATCCTGAATATCAGAAGGCATTAGATGCTCTTCTTCAGCGTGTAAAAGAATCAAAAACACCTGAAGAGGTAAATGCTGTTTATCGATATACCCGTACGTGGAATGACAAACAAATGGAACCTCTCCTCCTTGCCACTCACAAACGACTTGAAGAGCTAGAAAAATCTAAGGCACCTGCAAATGAACCACCTTCACTAATGGTTCAGATCCAAACTGCACCGGACCTTACAACGTTAGATGCTTTGGAAATAGATGTGGCTGCACGAGATCCACAGATTCAATCACGACTCATGGATTTTGTTAAGAAACGCCGCTTTGAATTAGAAAATGCGGCATCAAACGAACCAGATTATTTACTGGAGGAACCTTTCTAATGTCGAAACAAATTACTCCAGAGTTTCTTTTCGAGCCAAAGCTGCTACCAATGCAGCTTTTCGAAAAGTTCATTGTGTTCAACGTAAATGCTGGGTATCGCGGGAAAGGTACACCGCTCGGCGTGAACTTGATTAAAGGTAATAAAGCCACCCTTTCAGTAAGCAACGAAGGTGTGATGAACAAAGCAGCTCAAGAGCGATACAAACTAATGCTTTTGAAATATTTCAAAGAAGGTCGCTCTGCAATGGATGAGCTGGATCATGAAGTTAAACGTATTTATAGAATGGTGACGACATGACAGATTTGAATAAGGAAAGAGAGGCTTTTCTGAACACCTTCCAATATTACAAAGGAAGAAGAGACATTATTTTTAGTCATGAGCATGAACTGTTTATGACTAGATCAAACAATCCTTCTGACATTGCTCAGAAAGAAATAAGCAACATGAATAGCCGTTGGGATGCTTGGCTTAGATGTGCAAAGCATCGTGATGCAGAGCTAGAAAAAGCCAAAGCTCAGGCGGTGCCAGTATGGATTTCAGCAGACTTTATGAAGCCCGATGAAGGTAATTTGGTTTTAGGTATTTCCACAACAAAGCTAGCAAAATTTAATGTTTATCAAGTTGTAGCTTTAGATGAGTTTGATGAATGTGCGATTAATTATTGGATGCCATTGCCTAAAACTCATCTAAAGCTACAACTTGATAAACATTAAA